GACAGAGAATGATTCGTTGTGAAGTGGGTTGCCAAAATCAAATGTTCCAGACTGACCCTTCAGCTTAATGAGAAACGCTTGGAACGCCTTTGCCTGATCGTGCTTAAGCGGCGGTAGTGTTACCTCAGCTTCCCACCTTGCGCCCGGATGAATGAAAACCTGTTGAGCGTAAGAGAATGGTGACTCGCTCACAGAGACCGTGCGCTTTAACCTCATGTCCATAGACTGAATAGATATGTTTGGAAATGCTATGGCCATTATGCAAACGCCTTAGAGAATCGACCGCCACGTTGCTTGGAGTCGGCGACCGCCGCCTTTGCCGCTTCGCTGATTTGCGGAAGAAGATTGATGACTTCTGCACGAACAGTCTGTGAGATACCTGTTGCAAAATTAATGCTTTGATTTACCACGACGGGCGCTCCCCCACCAGACATTGCAGATCTTGTGTTGTTGCTGTTGATAACACTGCTTGCCGACTTTGGCACCACAATTTCTGGACCACGTTCACCGACGATGTATGGTCTGTTTGGATTGATCGAGCCACCTGTTGCCGCGACGCCAAATCCGAGGTTGTCTGTGAACCCGGTGGACATACCCGGTGTAGAAGACCCACCAAGAGTGCCCAACATATCGCCTAAGAACCCACCAAGCATACCGCCTAATGGTTTAGCAATAGCCTCTTGAATAGCAATCTCAATGATTGAATCAATGACAGTCTTTGCAAAATCCTTGAACGCCTCACCCGCAGACTTCGATCCATCAATGATGGATGTGAAGGCGCTGGCGAATCCAGAGGAAATGCTACTGCTTAATTGCTCAATCTGTTCTTTATATTCTGATGCCCCATCAGTTGCCTCTGCATAAGCCTTGGACGCTTCTGCGCGAAGAGTCTCAAAGTCGTTGGGAAAGTCCTTCTGCAAGATGCTGATCTCTTGCAATCTGTTTGTCAGCTTAAGAAGCGGATCTTCCGTTTCTCTGATCCGAAGGGCTTCTTGAACCAAGGACTCTTGTGAAGCCTTAAGATCATCGGTCGCCTTTTTGGCCTCGCCAGTCTTGAGCACAAGGTTGTCCAATGGATTTGTTCTTGGCGTTGGGAGATCCTCCGGCCTTCTGCGTGGGAATGGATCGGCTAATCCTTTCGTTACTACGACAAATAATCCAAGCCGTTTACGAGCGCGGTCAACCAAGGACTGCAATCGACTACGCTGTTTCTCTAAATCAACAACTTCTTCACCGATGCTGATAAGCTCATCAACGTCTGTGGTTCCCTGAAGTTTCTTGTTTAACTCTTCGATGCTTGTAGTTAGACTTTTTATCTTTGCTTCAGATTGCTCAACCAAATCAGGCAAATTATCGTCTATGCTCTTGTTGAATTGTTCTAATTTGGTCCCCCGTTCGGCAGTCCTTAATTCAATAAGAGCGTCATGTATATTCTTGACGGCTGTTGTGACTTCTTTTGCTACAGCAATAAAACCGCCAGCAACTTCATTGAATACTGCAATGACATTAGACAAGGCGGCCTTAATTTGTGGGGCAAGCTCTATCAGTGCCTGAACAACATTTCTAAAGGCAACGACAGAATCTGTTGCAAAATCAAGCAATGGCTGGAAGCCTTCAGATGCAAGAGTTTCCAGATCTGACTGCAAGCCTCTCGATTGATTTGCAAAACTGCTCGCTGTCCTAGCCGCGTCGCCCTGTGCATCAATCGTGCCTCTGGTGATCAGGTTAAGCCTTGCCTGAACCTTCTCCGCCTCGGATGCGTCCTTTGCTGACTTGTTAAGACCCATCCGAAACAACTCTTGATCAAGAGCGGCCTGCGTGATGATAACGCCAAATCGTCTGACGGTTTCGTGGTTGCCAACGATTGCAGACTGAAAGGCCCTCATAACCTCTGCATCGGATTCGTTGTTGAACGACGCGACGTCCGTGGCAAGCTTGGTCATTTCCACAGAGAGTTTCGCGGCTTCGCCACGGGCAAACCCAAGAGGCACAAACGTGTCTTGGATGCTTGCGGCCATGCCTTCAAGTTCAATGGCGCTTCTGCCAACTTCAGAGCCAAACTCACGAAGTTGTTCCCTCACGTCAGTGACAAACTCTCCAAAGACAACAGCAGACTTGCCCTGCATTTCCTCGACATCAGAAAGGAAATTAACAAGCGATCTTGTTCCCTGCACGGCCAAAGCCGCACCAAGACCGACGGCAAGGCCCTTCGCGGATCTACCTATCGCCGCGAATGACTTGCTGATGCCGCTTTGTGTTTTGTCTACCTGTCGGTTCAGGCTACGAAGTTCACGCCGTATGTCGCCAAGGTCAGCTTCAATACGGACTCGCAGGGAATCAACTTCAGTCACCATCAGTCTGGATACCTTTCCATCAAATCCTCAAGTTCGTCACGAGATAGAGGCGGTGGTTTACCCCCTCCGTGGAACTCTGCGAAACCTTCAATGGCCCGGTAGAACTCATAAAAACTCAAGTTCCAAAATTCTCCTGAAGCCATCCCCATCTTACCAAGACCCAATTGGATGAAATCATCCCAAGGGATCGTGGTTAGTCCTTGTCCACCTCTTCTGCGTTTCCCGATTCGGCCTCGAACGGATTCACTGCTTTTGTCAAAATCGCCGCGCACATACGCATTGAGTTTGTGATTCCGCCTTGCCAGATCAGATCAGCAACTTCTTTGTCTTTCAGGTCATTACCACCAGCACGAATAACTGGCGTGATGATGTTGACCATTTCAGTCAGCTTGGTTTGTGCGTCTGACAAGTCCTTCAGCTGTTCAATGATTGACTTGCCCAATGCAGTTTCAATTCGCATGACAACATCTAAAGTAACACGTCCCGTGTAGACCTTGCCACCAAATTCAAGCTCGACTTCACCGCGCTTCGGATTCATTTCTCTTCCTCTCTTTTTTCTTTTCCAATTCTTTTGCTGTCACAAGAAGAATTTCGTTGCGACCAGCCCAGTTTTCAGTTGTCAGAACTTCATACTCACGCAACCCGTCAGAGAAAACCTGACCGGGTATGGTGCCTGAGCGATAAGGGAAGGCAAACTCCATAGGTCTGCCAAGGTGACGATGGGCGACAAAGCTATCGCCCATCAAATCAATGACGACATTTCCCCAAGACATGATTAAGCCGCCGTGAAGCTAATGTAACCAGCTGACTCGAATGTCACAGAGTAGGTTGCTTCACCGTTATATTCACCAGCGTACTCAAGTGATGCGATCATGAATGACCCCTCGAAGGTGCCAAAATCAGGAACGATGACTTGGAAGTTGTTGAAGACGGCAACTTGTGCAGATGAGCCGTCGCTTGTGTTTTGCTGTGCAAAGAATGCTGTCTTCAGGCTGGTCTCGGATGCCGCATCGGTGAATACGCCAGATCCAGAAATGGAAACGCTGTTGATGCCAGCGCCAGCAAGTAGTGCGCGATGACCCAAGCTGTCAATTGTTGTTACATCTACAGCTTCATCATTGAGGGTGATTGTGGTGGAGCGTAAGCCACCAATGGTTGTGAATACTTCGGGTGACGCACTATCGCCAATTTTGATGAGTACGCCGGAGCCTTTTTGTGCCGCCATGATTAAATCTCCTTAGTCAGCTATGGTGGCCCGGAATCTCATGACACCGTGCCGGGTTATGCCGTCATTCTCCAAAAAGACCTCAGAGAACTCTTGCTTCAGGTTAATAAGCGTTGCGCCAGTTATTGTTATAGCATTGTCGTGAAGAATTGCATAGATTTGTTCCATCAAACTCTTGACTTCTTTGAACCCTCGATACTCGCTCCAGACGTGAATTGTTACTGTGTGGTCATGCAAGTCACTCGTTTTGGTGGAGATGTTCGATTGCGTGGTGTAGCCTACGACTACAAACGGTGTGGCTGAGTCTGCTGGAACGTGATCAAACACGCCAGTGATTGCGGAGCCTGAAGCATCAACCAAGCTTCCGTTATCGAGCGCAGAAAATATCGCCTTCTGCAAATCAAATAGATGCAAACTCATGCGCCCCTCACTAGCTTTCTAAATATAGAACGAATCTTGCCCTTCGCCTTCTCAAGTGAGGGCTGAAGAAACGGGCGCTCCGCCATGTGCCTTGTCCCGAACTCCAAGAATCTTGAGTATAGAGCCTTTGAAACAACAAAGCCAATCCTACCGCCATCCTCGAACTCAGGCGCTATGTTTCTGACAAGATTGCCTGTGTCGGTGTTTGGGTAATCACCCTCAAGAGATGCAGTGTGGGTTCTTCTGGGGTTGTATTTCTCATAGACGCTGCCGGAAGACGTCTGTCTGTTTATGCCCTGAACAGCCTCATTGCGAACAAGGTTTGCAGATCTTTTGACAGCCTGAATCACACGACGGTCAAGATTCCTAAGATATTCTTCTTGCCTAGGATTTCTGTTTATATCGGTTCTAATTCTGGCCATCAGGTGGCCTCACCTTCAACGACAGCGATTCGGTAATATCTGTTGCGCTCATCTGGGTTCAACACGCTTTTTATGTTGAATGTCCTTGTCCCCGCTGATGGCCTATACTGGATGCGGTCGTCCACAGATATGGACCTTGATGAATTGTATCTTACCGTAATAATGTGCGTCACATCGCCTTGCAGGCGCATTGCAAAAAAGTTTTCTTTACCAGATCTTGGCTCAATCATACCGAACAAAGAAAAGCTGTCTGTGTATGTCACCGCAACGCCACCACCATCATCGGCGGTTTCGCTCTTCGTCTGGAAGAAAAGCTCCTTTGTCATGCGGCCCGAAGACATCACATATACTCCGTGGTCACATCAAACGGATTGCGGCTTAGACTGCGCACCCTGAATGGATCAAGCATCGTCCTGATTGCCTGCGGAATCCTAGCGATATGAGCGCCTTCGGTAATACTGTCACCCCGGTTCTCATAAATGAACGCCACATACTGCAACATTGCGAGGCGCAGTTGAGCTGGTACGTCAGCAGAGGTGGCTCCATAGCCCGATACATACGTCACCTCAATCGCATTGCTGACCCTTAGTGCGGTGGGCCAAACCTCACCGCGCCTCAATTTTACACGCGCTGGTTCGCGCTGATTGTCCAAATAATACTTGTCCGTGGAGAATGTGTTTTCCGTGTCTGCGTCATCGAAAAACTTCACATGCGTGACGGATGAGACGGGTGGACGTGGAAGATTTAGGTAGGTGTTTCTGTAGTAAAGATCAGGCCCCACAGAGAAGCCGTCATGCAAGGGGTAATCAAGCTCATCAATGTAATCGATGCTGTACTTTAACGTGCGGTTGATCATGCTTCTGTTTGTGTATGCCTCGACATAATCCGCAGCGCCGTCAACCATCACACCAAGAAGAGTCGCGTCAACACCAGAATCAAGGCGAAGGTATTCACCCGCCTCGGTTGCCGTGATCGGCGTTGTTGCTGGTGCAGTAACAGTTGTCAATCCGGCCATGATCTAGCTCCTGTGAGAGAGGTGAGGCCCGAAGGCCTCACCCAAAAGATTAGGAAGCGTGTGCGGTGAACGCAACGTCGCCTGTGTGACGTGGATGGCCACGGACAACCATTGCACCAATCGGCGTTCCGTTTGTGTGTGTGCCTGTCTTTGCAATCACAACACGAACGTAACGCTTGCCACCGACATAACCGACACGATAGATGAGGCCAGACGTATCTGGATCGCCACCTTGGGTGCCGTCAAGCTTCAAGAAGATGCCACCGCTGGAAATGGTTCCGTCAATGATGTCTGCCTGAGCAACGTCGGTGTAGGTTGAGTCGTCGTCTGAATGTTCGAGAGAGATCTCGAAGTGAACAGAGCCAGACAGGGTGTCACCCTCAGCGCCTACATCAACCAAGACGGTTGCAGATTCAAAGCCCTGAAGGTCAACGCCTGAACCATTTGCCGCCGCATTACGAACAGCCGCCGCGAGGCTTATGGCTGGTGAGATAGAGTTAGAAAGATCATACATTTTTTGTAACTCCTTAGCTTGCTACGGTTTGAGTGCGGATTGCTTCAGCCAGAACAACCTGACCACCAACACGACGACGGGCGATGTAGCGAATGTTGCCAGAGGTTGCCTGAGTGAACGGGTCACGCAGAACTGACAAGTTCACACGATCAACAACCATGTAACCACGGTTGAAGTCACCAAATACCACAGGCTTGTTGCCTGCGCCTACGTTTGGCATGTCTGGAGCTTCGATGTAGGGGAAGCCCAGAATGGTGTTTGGAACGCCGCCTGTAAGCATCATGCCAGCTTGGAAAACATACTGACCAGCAGTGTCCTTAAGCTTGCGGATAGCCGCCAAGGTGGTGCGGTTGAACATAAAGCGACCGTTCTGAATGTAGTCAGACTTAATGTCATGAACCAATTCAATCAAGCCATCAGCAGTCAATGCGGCTGACGCGCCAGAGTTTGTGGTGCCAACATTGGAGTTGGAAAGAACACCTTCTGGACGACCTACGCCGTTACCGTTGATGAACGCATCGCCTTCTGCCTTTGCGAACTGTGTCGCAAATTCAGTCTGCATTTCTGCCTCAAGGTTAAACACTGCATCCTCAAGTTCCTGCTCAGAAATGTCCACCAAAGCATAAATTTCGTGAGTTGGGATCTCTTCAAGCTGAGTGGTATAGCCTGTGGTTTCGGTGCGGGTGCCAGTCTCAGCAACAAACTGTGCGGAGAAAGTGGCGGTGCGTGATGGAACCTGAATTGACTTCTGAGCGGTCTGACGAACACGGGCGGCAGCGCGGAATGGCGTCACTTCAGTGATTGTCTTGATAAGCTCACGAACATACTCAGGCGGTGCTAAGAAGCCAGCAGATGTGTCGTCAGACACGGTGAGGGCTTTAACTTCGCTTGGCTCAAGGCTGTCTTTACCCTTACGGAGCCACTTATCAAAAATGACCATCTTTGTGTCGATGTCTTGATTTGATACTGCGGCGTTAGGGCGCTTCAGCACGGTTTCGATTGAGGCAAGGCGGTCAGCAACAGACTCTTGCTGTAGCTGTGACTTGACCATCTTTTGATTCAGTTCCTCGAACTTGTCGAGATCTGACTCAATATTTTTTAGCTTCTGATCAACAACGGGATCAGATGCACCTTTTGATTCCAGCGCGGCGAGACGGTCGTCATTTACGGCTTTGAACTCTTCAAAAGCCTTAGACATATTCTCAACGGCTGATTTGATGTCATCAGACATGTTATCATCCTTTCAAGATTTTGGTGAAGTTTTGAATTGAATCTAATAACTCAGTCTCAACATCCCGTTGACCTAGAGCCTTGCAGAGCGCGTTTGCACCCATCTTCGCTTCGCTCCTGCTAAGTCCGCCTTCATCCCGAAGGAAGCCTTCCCATTCACGAACCGTTTTTTCCTGCTTCACACCCGTGATCCTAGCTTTAGGATTCATTGGAAATGTAACAGCAGAAATCTCCATGACATCGACTTCTTTAAGCTTACGACGTCTGTTGTCCTTATCATATTCATAGCCCTTCTGGGCAACCTTAAAGCCGATGGACAATCCGTCGATAGCGCCCATCTTCATCAGGGAGTAAACCTCGCGCCCAAGCTGGGTCTCCATAGCAAGTCTGCCTTTAACTCTTAGGCCACGCTGGTCTTCAACAATCTCATCAAACACACCAATTGGCATGTCCGTCTTGTGCTGGAAAAGCATCTTAACGCCCTTGGCGCCGCGCTTTTTGATCGACTTGGTAAATGCACCCTGCTCGATCATATCATTCCCAAGGTCAACATTGCCGTAGATTGCGGCGTATCCCTCAAACTCGCCTTTGTCGTCAGCATCGACCATAGCCTTGATTTCGGCCTCAACGACAAAATGCTGGATTAGATCTTCTTGATCGGACATGATTCACCCCATATTAGACATGTCAAGACATTATCACAAATTAACTGTCATTCAAAACATCTTCTGGTTCAAGATAAATGACAACACATCGGCAGTTGATCACATTGCTTGCGCCACCTGATGGATCGCCCGGATATTTCATACTTACATTTGAAACACCACCACCGCTACTGGGTGTTGGAACTTGAAAGTCTTCGTCAATCCCCACGCTTGTTCCGTTCATTGTTGAGTGCCAGCTTCTTGTTCTTGCATCATTAACAGCCACCCATTGCTTCTGCATAGGTAATTCAATCTGCTTTGCCATCTCATGATTGGCAAAGTTCGCCGCCATGTGGGTTTCGGTCCTTGCAATCCTTGCGGCTCGATACAGCTGAAACTTTGGTTTTCCTTGATCGGCAATAAACTTGGCAAGCTCTGCCTCAGCCAGACCCTCAGCCAAGCCTAATGAAACAACCCTTCTGACTGCGTTCTCAACAGACTGAGTGATGTTGGTCACTCTCTGCGATCCGAACTGCCTGTTGAACAGCTGGATCAAATAATTAAAATCTGGTTCTTGCTTCTTGCCCACCAAAGCAAACTTGTTTGCAAATTCTTCTATTGTGGATCTGATGTGTGGGTCATACACTCTGGCAAGCCGCTGACCTGTACCCGGCTGTGGCTCAAGGTTTCTGGACGCCCGTTCAAATTCATTCTTGTAAAAGTTCATCATCTGCGTCGTGAATCGACGCTCAAGATTGACGCGCAGTCTGGTTTGCTCCGCAATGCTTCGTCTTGCTGAAACAACTCTGGCCATCAGTTCTTTTTATATACCGCAGAAAAGGTCACGGCCACCATGAATCTGTATGCCGTACATTGTGTCAATCATCTGACCCACCTTTTTCTCTATAAAGAGGATGATCCTTCGGTAACAAGTCACGGTCAAATTGACCAGACTTATAACGACCCGTCCTGACCGCACCAAGGAAAACATTGACACGGGCTAAGGCCCATTGGTCACTGCTGGTAACGCTTGGTCGGACACTTTGTGGATTTGTGTTGTAGGCACCAACACCTCTTCTGAACACAGCCTCAAGCATCCGCTGTGTGACTCTTTTGCCACGCTTGTCACCGTGTTCCTCGTTGTGATCCTCAACTTTCTTAGCCAGTGCCTTCTTCATCTTCTCGGAAACTTCCGCCTTTGATTCAAAGTCGCCACTATGTAAATCGTCACCGCGCTCCTCACGTTCCCGATCAAGCTCCGCCACTTTCCTTCTTGCCCAAGACTGACCTTCGTCACCACCCCACAACTGCCACGCAATGTAGCCAGCCGACGGAAAATCTGGATGTCCGCGTTTAAATGCAGGGGCTTCTTTGTCAACTTCATGACGGGAGAAGAATGAATGGGTGCGTCTTACTGTAGACGGGCTGAGACGCTCACCAGCGACGATTTGATTTGCTCTGGCAACTCCAACCATCGTGCCACCTCTGTTGTACTCCTTGCGAAGCTCAAGGCCCTCTGACGCGTTTTCTGCCATCGCTTTGGTCGGTGTTGTATCGACGTCAGACTCAGCCTTTGATTCTTCAGCTGATTCCCACTTAGCGCATAGATATTCAGGTCTGACCTTGGCGTTGTTCCACACGGTGCAAATGCCGTTTTGGTAATATGCACAGTTGCCACAATTCTTCTCGTCATTGCCCAGCCTGTATGCGTCAGGGAGTTTGGGGTCAATCAGGGTGCCGTCTGGATATTTTCTGCCGTTCATATCCTCATCGGCATCTTCAAATTCATCTGGATTTGTGATGTCATCCTTGACCACAGCGGAGCCAAGAGGGAACAAATTGGCGTTGATATAGACATCATCACCACCCTCAATAGGCTCAAGATCAAGCCTCTCTCTGGCTTCATTGCGACTGATAATCCCCTCTCGGACGGCCTCGATCACGTTTTGGTAAACCATCCGACGACGCTCGGTCATTGCCGAAATCTGATCGTAGTCATAGGTGATCGTGATGTTCTCGTCGTAATCAGTTTTGAACCACTCGTTCAAGTCAGATTCAACGCGCTTCATCAGCGGGATGATGGTTTCTTCGTACAGGGCAAGGCGGGCTTCGGACATGTTTGCATAGGTTTGTGAATCAGGGATGCCGACAAGCTGTCCCGGCACACCAAAGCAAAGCGCAATGTCCCGTGCCGACATGTTCTTTAGTTGTAGGAAATCCATCTCACGAGGGCTGAGACCCATCTCGACGTATTTGAAGTCACCCTCAAGCAACATAGCACGGCCTGCATTATTCTCGCCGCTGAATCGCAACTCAAGATCAGTGAGTATTTGTTGGCGCTGTGATTCGCTTAACTGAACCGACATGCCAGACTCATCCTTAGGATCAAAGATCAAAGCACCGCTTGGTCTTGCCCCATTGTTCAGCAGGGCCACGTTGTGTCTGGCAGAAAGGTTGTGCTGATCAATGTCAGCGGCGGCAGGCATGATAGGGCTTAACCCAAGATAATCATCGAGCGGGTGGAACATCTTGAAGTGCTTAACTTCTGATTCCCCAGTTTCCATATCCACGGGATAAGACGTTATCATGCGGCCATTGATGTAATACTCATAGGCCTCTGGAATCATCGTTTGGCCTGCTTTAATGCGTACCCGATCTGGCCGCAAGCAGTGCAATTCTGTGGCACGACCACCAGCCATCGTCTTCACGGCAAAAGAGTTACCACCCAGCACCAGCTGTGAATATATCATCTGAAAATATTCAACCCGGTTCATGATCGGGTTTGGTCTATCCAGTAAAGCAAGCAACGGATGGTTCTCGATCAATTCGTCCCCATCAAAGATCTTGAAGGGAACGGATGCGGCACCTTGTGCAATCTCATTGACGCAACGGTATACCACACTGTTTTGGGTATATCCTTCTTTGGCAAAATCTTCATATTTCTGCTTTGATGAGTAGCCCTGACCCATACCCTGATACATCACAACGGGGGCTGATTTTTTTTGATCTGGTTGCGGCGCAAAGACGTTGCGGACTCGATCTAAGAATGATGGCATTAACTGATTCTCCAATGTACCTGACCACTGCTTTGCTTCAGGTCTGTTATGGCCCAAACCAACGCGTCTAATCTATCCGGGCTGAACTGATTGTCGCCATTAAAAAACACTAGCTGTTTCTCCAACTCAGTAAAGTCCCCGACATGAAACACACGACCCTGCTCATACAATGCCGCGACAGGCTCTGCGCGGACAAGCTTACCACGACTTGCACGAACCGCACGAAAAGGAACATGCGTGTCAATACTTTTTAGCAAACTTTGAACAAGATCACCACCGTTATTGACTTCTGCAACAATTCTATCTGCCTCATAACGGTGATACATATCCACCGCTTTGCTTGCCCATTGGTCGGGGGACATCCGACCCGATGCGTCTTCTAATATGTAGAAGTTGTCATTCTTACCGCGAGCCGCCACAATGATGCCCGTCTCATCGGAGTCTTTGTTGGACGTCACCGCCGGGTCAATCCCCACCACGATCCTTGTGTAGCCACCTTCGTAACCCCGCTGAACCTTCGACTTGTCGATCAAACCCTGCGTCCACAACGCACCCTTGCGTTGCTGAATGAAGTCACCTTCCCAAATATGTGGATAGATGAGAGGGCGCTTTTTCTGATCGTTAATTCGCTCTTTATTAAGCACGTCAGGAAACCAAGGGTTATCCTGCCAATTAACGCTGACAGTCTCACAGCTGTCCGGGGGATTCACCCGCCACCTTTTGTGTGTGGCGCTGTCTGGTGACTCAGGGTTCCATGTGACCCATATCTCAGAACCTTCCTCACGAACGGATGGCAATAGCTTCTGCCAAGCGTTCTCGGTGACGTTCTCAGCCTCATCAACCCACGCCACCAACACCTTGGCCTTTGACTTGATGCTGTCAACATTGCGTCTTAAACCAGCGAATATGAATCTTATTCTGCCGTCATACGATCTGATGAAGTTCTCACCGATCTCA